GTATATTTACCTCTTTCATCTATTATTTATTCTACTGCGAGAATCAGTGTTGTTATATGTTGCAAATTTAATGCTTATTTTCGTCTTTTCTCTTGACGGTGTATATAAGTGTTTTTGGTTAGCCATTATAGCTAATCCAGAGCTTATAGAAGCATCAAATTTTGTTCTATTATTTATGTCAAATTTTGCCCAATCTTCTAATGTTCTTTGAAAATAAGTATCACCCATATCTCCTTCTGTTCTATAAATACCACCCATATCTAATCCTACATATTTTTCTATATACGACTCAATAGCAGACGCATCTGATTGCTTTACATCTTCAGAAGTGTTTGGTATACCTCCTAATTCTTTTTCAGTCTTAGAAAGCTTAGAGTAAGCTTTATCTGGTCTATTAAGACAAAAGCCTCTATACCCTCTATTCTTAAAATGATATAACAAACGAGGTTTATTATTTTCACATAATATTGGCATACCAAAAAAAACACATGCCATTAAAACTTCTTCAAAAAATATTTCAGCTGTTTGAGGTCTGGCTATGTATTCTAAAAAGAAATGATTACTTGGTATCTCTTCCATAGAAAACTTAGTTAAACCATGCAAAGAACCATTAGACCCTTTACCTACAACAACACCTGAAATATCATAAGAATCGCAACCAAACGAACCTAAATGTTCGTTTCCAGGAAAAAACCTGCCATTCTTTTTTATAACATTATTTTGTAATGCTACTTTTGGCATGTAAGTTACAAAAAATCTACCTCTTTTATTTGGTGTCCAAATAACCTTAGTATCTTTAATCCCATCTTTCCAACTAAACGAACCTTGTGTTATAAAATGTTCTTTAATTAAAGAGTCGTTGTAATCTATTTGTTGGTATATCTTTGTTAAATTAAAAATAGATTGTTTACTTTCATCTCTAAATGCATGTGATTCTGTACGAGGAAATTGTCTGTAAAATTCATTTAAAGCGTCTGGATCTGAATTTAAAGAGTTTACTTCATTTTCCCAATAATTAATTGCTCCTTGATTTATTATTTCATCATCAATCCCCCTTACTGGTTTTTCTGGATTATCTAAAACAGGCATACCATACTGATCTATAAAGCCTTCCATATTCCATTCCATCGGAACGAAAAGGGAATATAATCCACTTTTAGTTTGACCATTTGAGTTTCTCTTTGAAACATCAGAATCATAAAAAAGTTGTTTAAAATTTCTACCTCCTTTATCTAAAGCATTTGATGTAGACCCCATCATACATTTGCCTATAACTTTACTTCCTAATCTTAAACAAGTCTTTGTAACCCTCCAGTTATTTAATATATTATCAGGTCTTTCCCATTTTCCAGATTCATCATGAACAAGTAATTTTAATTTTTCACCATCATAACTGTTATCGCCTGTGTTTTTCCAATCAATAGTTGTGTCTAATCCCTCAAGTTGTTCTTCTTCATCTATTACAAACATATTTTTTTTTGTAATTTTTGCAGCAGGAACTCTATAGGCTAATTCAGTTTTTGGTTTATCCATACCATCTTGTATGGGTTTAAAGAAAAAAGGATAATTATTAGAAATAGGAACAACTTTATCAGTAAACATTTTTTTAGCATCTGAACCTGTTTTAGATAAAATTCCTACACGTGCATCTTTTGCAAGAGTTGCTAAGTTCACACATTCTTCAGAACCCATATATGAAAATCCTGAACGTCTAATTTTTAAATAACAAATACCAAAACTTCTTTTGTCAGCTTTACAAGCTTCCCAGTATAAGTAAAATATTCTATTAGCTTCACGAAAGTCTGGTAAACCGACATCAATTTTTGTCCATTGAAGATACATATAATGAGATCCTGTTATATATGTGGGAACTCCGTTATTATAAAACCAATAACCCAACTCTCTTCTATTAAATTCTTTTTCTATATAATCAACCCACTGTTCTTTAAAACTATTAGGCATTGAATGCCACTGAAATATAGTAGATATTCTTTTTAGTGTTTTAGAATACTCTGAAGCCTCCCAATATTGCTTTGACTTTTCAGATGATCTTTTATATATTTCTTTTGGAGTATTTGGAACAGCTACTTTTAAGTTGTTTATATTATATATATCTCCTATTGTTCCGTCACGAGATATAATAACCATATCGTATTTTTCATTATAACCATATTGCCAAGACCTTTTACGGTTTTTTAAAACCCTGGCTTGTTTTGGCACAACACTGTTTACTTTTATATATAAACTATTTTGATTTTGATTCTGCAAATCCTTTAGGTAAATTATTTGTTTTTCTTTCTATTCCATTGATTTTATCTTCTTCTTCTTCAATACGTTTTAAAATATCAAACGCATCAAATATTGCAAGTTTTTTAGTTGCAGCTGCATTTTTTAATCTATCAGCAGCAAGTTCATCTTCAGGATCACCAGTAATAATTTTTTCATTAGCAACTTTAATTAGGTGCTTTACAGCCTTTTCACCTGCTTGAATTATTTGTATTTTTAAACTTACTATATCCATTACTTAAATTTATAAAACATTACAAATACTTTACGTCCTTCTTCCCAAGATTTATTAGGATATTTACTATGAAAATAATTAGATGGATAAGAAACTAATCTATTTTCTTCATAACCAACTACCGTACTTAATCTCCATTTATTTAAATCTTCTGAATCTAATTTAAGTATTTCATCATACTCATCATCAGACATATTTTTTGGCATTTCTTTTCCATAAATATCGTGTTCCCAAAAAGCCGTTCCATTTAATTCTTCTAACTCTCTTGGTGATAAATATAATACTATAGCCCTATCAGGTTTTTGACCTTTAATATTCAAGTCTGAATGAATACCCCAAGTTATATCTAATTTATCCGTAGATACTCTAAAAAAACTTAGTATGTTTTCTAATTCTCTTTCTTCTCTTTGTTGTAAAATATCTAAAATAAAATAATCAAAATCTTCATTAGATTCTAAAACATAAAAATCCTTACCACCAGATATTTTCTTTTGGAAAGGATTATCTAAATATTCTTTAATTATTTTTAAAAAATCTTTATCTATAACATCATCTAATATATAAATCATAGTTTTATGGTTATATTATCAGTGTACATTCTGTATAATAAATCTCCTTCTATAACAAATTCATATTCACTAAAAGGCTCATAACAAATTTGATCTCCTTTTTTTAAACCAAGTTCTTCTAATTGTTTATTTAGATAAACTAACTCTCCTTGTAAAGGTTCGTTTTTAACACCACTACCTACAATATAAGAATCTTTTTTTGCAATAGGTTTTACAAAACAATATTTATCAAAAGCATTCCATTTATTATTTTTTTTATAGAGAAAAAATTGATCAAAATCTACAATAAATAAATCGTCTTTAATCCAGCTTCTACCGCTTTTTTGCCTACCATACATATCATTATAATATTTAAAAACATTATGATGAACTAATATAGTATCTCCAATAGAAACCTCACCCTTATAATTTATTGGAACATTTACTACTTCTGCAAATCTATTTGAAACTGTATGATCTTCTTCAGAAACACTAATGATTAATTCTTTATCACCATAGTTTCTAATATTATCATATCTTCTGCCATTTACTGGCTTTACTATAAATGAATATGGGGATTGCATTAAAAGTTTATATTATATTCCAAAGATATAGGCATAGTCATTTTAAATTCTTTCCAAAGCAATACCTCATCTCCGTTCATAATCCATATTTTATATGAATCCATAACTTTATCGTGTTGTATTAAATGAATAGCATATGATCCACCTAAAACCTCTTGGCCAACAATATAATGCATTGCGCCAGATTTATAATCTGATCCTATGGAGATTTTTCTTATGTCCAATTTATTAAATTAAAATGTAGACCCTGTAGTCAAAACTCTATAATAAACATTAATAAACATTTTTCCATCTCCTTGCGAAGGATTGGCTGATGTTTTTAAGTTTAAAGCTTGTCCAGGGGATAGGGTTACAGAGTTACCGCTTCCTACCATAACTTTAGCAACATTATTAGCAGCACTATTTACAGATGCTTTAGGCAAAGTTCCCATTAACACAGAATTATAATCAAATGTTAAGTCATTTCCAAAATTATAAACTGTTGTTCCTGGAACAAAATTAATAGAAATAGATAATATATCTATAACCTTGTCTGATCCAGGAGATGCAATTAAAACTTTAGATGTAGAAGCTAAGGTTTGTAACTGTGCTGATGTAACCTCTACATGAGCCACCAACGTATCTATCCCAAAAAATGATTGTAGTTGACTAACAGTACAAGACTTAGTCATTAACTGGTTTTCTTTGTCAGTTAAAATTAAATAATCACCTAAATCTAAATTTAGTATTTCTGGATATGCCGTTGTGTTACTTATTCTTGCCATTTATTCTTTTTTTTCTTCAGGCTGAGTAACCTCTCCTGTTTGTAAATTTATAGTAGCGTTTTCGCCATATTTTTCAGCAAGTACTTTTTCTTGCTTTTTAAAATCTTTTTGAACTTCACTTAATTCTGCAACTAATTGTTGTTGTTGAATTACAGCATCTGCAATCGCAACTTTAGTTTGCATAAATTTTTGATTTAATTCTTGAATGACTACTAATTCATCTGCATTCAATTTTACGGACTCTTCTTTTTTACTCATAATATTAAATTTAATTTGTTATTTATTTTATACAAAGATACTAATTTTATTTTTGCCTAAATAGAATCTTGCCACGTAAAATACAACTCTTCATTTACTGGGCTTTTTTCAACTTGTATGGCTGCAGAAATAGTTGCTTTCATTTCATCTACATCTACAGATCCTTCTAACCAACCTATCACTACGTTTTCAAAAGCTTCCGTATTTTCATATGGCACAAAAGGATCACCAAATTTATAAGTAAAATCTTGTTCTCCATTTTCAGCACTCATATAAGCGTCTTCTTGTCCTACATAAGTCCACTGCACTTTGTGTATTACATTGCTTTCGCCTTCTGATTCAACATAAGCTTCCATTTTTGAAATTACCCATTTATAATTAATTGCCATAATTTTATTTTTCTAATTGTTCTATTCTTGCTTTTAAATCTTCTATCATCACTTGTTGTTCCTTTACCGCATTTATTAGTACAGCAGTTAATTCTGAGTAAGCTACAGATTTAAGTCCGTCATCTTCATTTTCTAATATAAGTTCTGGTAAAACTTTTTCAACCTCTTGAGCTATAACACCTACTTTAGTAACCTCTGTATTTATATCAGTTCTATTGTAGTAAACGCCTCGCATTTCTTTAACCTTACCAAGACAATCATCTATTTCAACAATATTTTCTTTTATCCTCGCATCAGAACCCTGAGTTATAGTACCATTAACAGTCATGTTAGCAGTTGAAGGGAAGAAGGTATATCTTGTTGATCCACCATCTCTCCAGTATACATTACCGCAATTCATGTCAAAGTAAGTATTGGCATTGTTTGTGTGAAATCTAAAGTGATTTGCTGTTGCGTTATTTCCTAAATAAAAATCACCTACACCAGAACTTGTTCTTACTAATGAAGTTCCGTTTACATGAAATTTTGCTAATGGTGTCACACCAATACCACAATCTTGATTTATTATAGTAGCAAAATTATTAACTGATATTCTATAAGCTCCACCAGTTGCAAATTGTATTGTATCCGAAGATGGGTTAAACATACCAGTGTTTGTGTCACTTGTAAAAGCAATACTTGGTTGAAAAGCATTTCCACTTGTATATCTACCACGTCCTGCTACAATATTTCCTACCGCTTCAAGGTTACCTTGAGATCTAATGTTTGTGGATACGTTTAATTCAGATCCATTAGCATCAAGTCTTACATCATAATCAGATGTACCTGTGTTGCTTGTGTGAAAATCTATATATCTACCTATTTCAGTTACAGCACCAACAATCGCTACTCCACCATTATGCCACGCTCCACTTACTGGTTTTAATACACTAATAGTACCAGAGCTTGTAATTGTTCCACCTAATACAGGTGATGATGTAGCAATTGACGTAACTCCAGAAGAAGTTTTAAATCCTGCGTCATTATTAAACATGCTTAGATTAACATCTGTAAACTGAATTTTTTTAGTATCTCCACCAGAAGAAGAATCTGCACCATAAATAATATAATCATCCAGATCTGGAGTACCATCCGAAGCCTGCATAACAAGTGAGTCACTACCTGCGTAATCTACATTTAAAGTAACTGAGCCGCTTGTTCCACCGCCTGTTAGACCTGATCCAGCAGTTACTGCTGTTATATCTCCAACGTTAGTTGTAAATCCTCTACCGTTAGTTAATTGATTATTATTTGTAATAGTACAATTTAATGTAACTGCTCCACTTGAACCGCCACCACTCATATTTGTACCTGCAGTAACACTTGTTATATCACCCGAATTATTAGTGAATGGCAAGTTACTTATAGTTGATTTAGCAACATTATTTGTAGATGCACTACTAATAAGTATTTGATCTGAAGTACTTAACGTACCTGTAGCTGTGTTAGGTGCATCTAATATAATATTATCACTTCCTGTGTAATCAACACTTACAGTAGGCGTTCCACTTGAACCTCCACCAGTCAATCCATCTCCTGCAGTAATACCATTTATATCTCCAGTACCTCCTGTAGTTATAGCAGTTACTCTACCATAAGCATCAACTGTAATGTTGTCTATTTTAGTAGAATTGGATGTTGAGCCATATGTCCCAGCACCAACTCCTCCTGTTGCCATATTTAATGTTACACTACCTGTTGTTCCTCCTCCTGTTAAATTAGTTCCTGCATTTACAGCAGTAATGTCTCCAGTATTAGATGTGAATCCAGCATCGTTACTAAATATACTAAGCCCTATTTCATTAGCTGCTTTTCTACGTTCTGCACTATTATCTAATACTATGAACTCATCAGTACCAACCATCGTAGCTGTCATATCAGTAAGTTCTGATAAATCTAAAGTAATAGTAAAGTTAACGTTGGCAGATGAATTAGCGTTAAATGTTTGTGTACCACCGTCAAGACCTGTACCTGTGGACATTGTAAGCAAACCACTCCCAACAGAACTTGAAGTTATATATCCTGCACCATTTGTAAGTTGGTTATTGTTTGTAATATAATTTGCATTAGTTGCACCTGTATAACCAAGTGTGGCTAATGTAGTTGTCGCAGATGTTAGACTTGTAACATGACCATATGTATCTAATGTTACATCTTGTATATATGTATTGCCTGAGTTATTTACAGAACCTTGACTTGATGTATCTGCATGTGATAAAGTTCCAGTTGAAGTTATTGTTCCACCTGTTAATCCACCACCAGTTGCTACAGAAGTTACACCTGAAACTACTGAACTTGAAGCTGCTCCTATAAAAGTTCTAATAGCAGAAGCATCACTACAAAAACGTATGTAGTTGTCTGTTGTACTGGTTCTAAATGCTATTGCTCCACCTATAGTACTTTGATTTTGATAATTAGATCTAAATAATCTTGCGTTAATATCAGCAGATGAATCTCTATAAGCAATAGTACTTGCTGTTGCAGCAGTTGTTGCGTTTGAAGTTACTGTAAATGTAGTGTTACCACTTTGATTTGCAGTTGCATCCATAGAACCGCTTAATCCATTACCACTTGTTCTACCGTCTATTTGACCATTACCAACTGTTGGTAAAGATGATGATGTTATGTATCCAGCTCCATTTGTTATAGCATTATTATTTAATGATATATTAGCTGATCCATTAAATGAAACACCAGCTATAGTTCTTGCTGTTTGCAATACAGTTGCAGATCCTGCGTTACCAGATACTGTTGTTTGAACAATATTAGGTTTTGTATTAGTTATAGTTAATGTTCCTCCACTTGAAGTAGAAGTAAGTTCAGACTGTATACCATTACCCTGTGCAAAAGTTACTGTTTCGCCATTTGTAACAGTACTTGTTTCTGTTCCATTCCCTTCTTTTAACGTCCAAGAAGACATATTACCTACTTGAGAATTATCTACTTTTGTCCATGTTGTATTAGCAAACACAGCCCAATCACCTATTGCCCAGTCTGTTATTCCATTTAAGTTAGTAGAACCTGCAACAGACACTATGTAATAGTCCCCTGATGTGCCGACACTACTTGTTAATGTCGGTGTGTTTGTACTTGCGTTCCATGTACCCTCAAATTGAACCACTCCAGTAAGAGCAGTATTAATAGCTGTTTGTATTTGCGCTCCTGTTGCTAAACTTGAAGAACTACCACTTACTGCGGCAGTTATTGGTGTTACTGTTGTTGTTGTACCACTGCTTACTGTAAGTGTAGATAAATTACCTGAGTTTACTTGATTAACTTGACCAGTAGCTCCAGTTGATACAGCAGTTACTCTACCGTATGCATCAACTGTAATATTATCTATCTTAGTACTGTTAGATGTAGAACCATATGTTCCTGAACCAATTCCACCAGTTGCCATGTTTAATGTTACACTGCCCGATGTTCCACCGCCAGTTAAATTAGTACCAGCGTTTACCGCTGTAATATCTCCAACGTTAGATGTAAATCCAGCATCATTACTGAATATACTTAAACCTATTTCATTAGCAGCTTTTCTTCTTTCAGCACCGTTATCTAATACTATAAATTCATCTGTGCCTATCATAGTCTGCGTCATATCAGCTAACTCAGATAAGTCTAAAGTTATTGAAAATGATCCAGAAGTAGTAATAGTTCCACCACCATCTAAACCTGTACCTGTTGAAAGACCTACACTTGTTACAGTACCCGTATTAGTTGTATAACCAGAATCATTAGTCCATTGAGATATGTTGTTACTTGCTAAACCTAATGTTACTGAGCCAGATGTTCCACCACCTGCTAATTTATTTCCTGCTACTACTGCTGTTATATCACCTTGAGGAATACTTGGGAAAGCCACTCTATCACCAAGCCCATTTACGTACTCTGAAGCAGTACCTTGCCATATACCGGTCATTGTGCCAGTTCCTGTGATCGTGTTTGAGGCTACATTTAAAGCGGTACCATCGGTTTTAAAGTTTACACTTGTTACACCTTGCCCATCATTTGTAGCATTAATAGTTATAGTGTCGCCAGATCTAACAGTAGTAACGTTAGTACCAGCTGCGATAGTTAATGTGTCATTATTACTGTTAGCAGTAGCTGTACCACCTGAGCTTGCTGTAAAATTCTTATATATAGCTTGCGATGACCCTTTGTCTGTATTTGTTAATGTAGCACTTGAATTACCAGATTGATTAGCGGTCATTGATCCAGACCCTGATAAACCACTGCTTCCACTTACAGTAAACGTTCCATT